AAGTAAATGTTACTAGAGTCTGCATCTAACCTAATGTATCCTGCCGAGTCTATTGTTAGGTCTCCAGTGCCATTCTCAAGATAACCATTAGAATTATCGTGATAAAAAACAATGTCGCCATCAGTACCAAGCCTTAAAGCATGATTATCTGTAAGCCTAACGTCATCAGAAAAATACGCTGTGCCGCCTGTGGACATATCAAGGGTGAGGGCTGTGACTATTGAACCACCATCGTTGCCTCTTAAAAGAATGTCAGCATCTTGTACCATGCTTGTGAGGTTTGCACCGCTTGAGTTCGCAAGGTTAAACCAGTGTGTTCCGCCATCTTTAAGTAATATATCTCCACCATCTGCATCAAGGATGATATCTCCTGCAACATCTAATGTTAAATCACCAGAGCTTACGTCAATCTCTTGACCGCTTAGGGTCATGTTGCCTGTACTCACGCTACCTAAAAATGAGGCGTTCTGAGAGGAGTCAATGACTAAAGCATTTGATGCGGCAGTACCTAAAGTCATTTGATCATTGGAATGATTGTAATCAATAAAACCAACTAGACCAGTGCCATCTGATAAATTAATCATTGATGATGCTGTTCCAGAAATGGTCATCCCTGCTCTGTTTGCGCTGTCTCCTGTTACAACTAGATTGTTAGCAAAAGCATAGTAACTTGAGGGGGCAGTAGTCGCTCCTACCATAAGGGAGCCATTGGGGACGTTGACGTTGCCGTTAGTAGCTAAATTTAAAACAGGTGAATTGTTAGATATGAACTGAAAATCATAAGAATGAGTGCCACCACTATTCCACTCGTAAAAACTTTTACCATTGTCTCTATGTAACTGGTATCCAAGCTGTGTGTGATTAGCTTTTCTGTAATAAGTTACATTGTAATCACCATCAAAATATCTATAGTTGTTCACTTCTAAGGTGTTTGAGAACGTAGCCGCACCTGTATCCGTAATGGTTAAAGCTAATGTTCCTGCGGCATTTTCAAATTTTAAGGTGTCATTTCTTATTGTAGTAGTGCGGTCTCCTGAATCGCCAATTTTTATACGATTGCTACCTTCGGGGTCATTTATAATAAAGTAAGTATTATTATCATTATCAATAACTTGAGCATTGGAGATAGCGTGTCTAATTGCAGTTGCGCCTTTTATTTCCCCACCAACCGTCACGCTACCTGTGACATCTAGCCCTGTGGAGTTAAATCTCCCACGCTCTGTATTCCCCGATGTTGCAGTAGCACTAGCGTTCGTGTAAAAGATGTGGTTTTGCACCCCTCTATGGTCTGAACCGCTAGACCCATAAAAAACTGAGGTAGTGCCGTTTTCTGCTTTGCCGCCTAGCAGAGCCGTAGTAGTGTTAGCATAATTTGTCATTATTATGCCTGCATACTTAACGGTATTTGCTGTGGTATTCGATGAAATACTTATTTGGTCAAGACCACTTGTGCCGCCTTGCACTTGAAGCTTTGCACTAGGCGCAGTAGTGCTTCCGACCATGAGTGACTGAGGAATGTTGACGTTTTGACTAGAATTAATCGTCAAGGCTTCAGTACTATTTGTCGCTATTTTCACATAGTTAGATGCATTTGAACCAATGATGTAGTTTGTACCACCGCCCCACTCCAACTTGTAACCATCAGAAAGCCGTGGGTGAGAAAGATTAAAATAGCTTCGGTTTCCACCACCATCTACAGTAAGCCCATCAGCTACAACTGAGCCATCGACCGAAATTCCGCTAGAGGTGGTGGCTAGTTTTTCTGAACCGTTGTAATATAATTTTAAAGCGCCATCAGTTGTTGCAAGCAATTTGTTTTCACTAAATGCGGCATTCATTAATGCTATGTTGTTACTTGCACCAATGTATAAATCTCCAGTGCCTTGTTCAGAGATAAAGCTATGGCTTCCTGAGTGATAAATTTGCAAATCACCGTTGGTTTGATTGCCTAGCTGAAGCTTGACGTTATCGCCAAGTGATAGGTTGCCTGTAAAGGTTGCTCCAGATAATTCAGCTTTGCCTGTGTTCAGATTTGTAAAGTTCGCATCTACTTCATTATTTGTTAAAGGACTGCCCTTCCCTGATCTAGTGGTAATTGTTGCCATTGTGTTCTCCGAAAATTAGGTATAAAAAAGCCCCAATAAAGAGGCTTATCAAAAAGGGCTTAACAAATTAAGAAGCAGATAAAGTAATTGTCCAGGTTACAGACATAGTGTCGTCAGCTTGCTTGTTTACAACTGGAAACACGGTACGACATAGCATAGTGCCAGAAGATGCAGCGTTAAATACACCAGCCTCTGTAACTGCTCCAGTTCCTTCACCTGCTTCAAATGAGGAAACGTAAGTAATGGTATTGCTAGAAGCAGAAGTGCTGTCTAACGCTTCTCTAGAGCCTAGAATCGACACTAGATCAGTCTGGCTTGCGGATGCCGCAGTTGTGCTTGAGCCAAGAGCCATGTGAGACATTACGCCAGCAGAAGTCCCTGCCATTCTTGAGCATATAAACGTCAATCCTGCACTAACTACTAGGTTGTTTATTTCACGGCTATCTTTAATGTTTCCGTCTTTATCTTTAAGAACAAGTGCAACATCACCGCGTAGTTTTAAGTTATCGTTAATCATTTTTAAATCTCCAAAAAAAACCGCCCTAATTGGCGGCTTGTGTAAACGTTAAGGGTTAAAAGGTTCTACTATCTCCGACATAATCAGCTTCAAAATAACTAAAATCACAATAGCCTTGATTTCTTACCGAACCTGAATCTGTTAAAGCTGATGTATCGCTAAATAAAGTATTTTTAACAATACTTATTACATCTGCAATGGTCGCTAAATTAGACCGCACTTTTACAAATGTCATGTCTTGATCGTCATCCGCAGTAGCTGCTCCGTCTAAATCATCGGTAACGCCAGCAGTTTCGCTAATAACTTTATAAAAATCTTTATTTTCCGTATCGGTAAATGTAGAACTATCAATAGTGCTTTTTACAATTGATGATGCATGAGAGTCAGCAACAGCATAAAAGTCAGCTAATGCTTTGCTTAAGGACAAAGTTTTAACATCGGAAGTGGCAGATGAGTCTGCTAATATTTTATTAGGTGCATTGCTAATTGATTCAGATACTGAGAACGTATCAGACCTTGTTGTGCCAACATTAAATTCAGTTGCATCGCTTGTACTTGGACTGTCATTAAGTTGTTTTCCTATTGCAAAAGTATCAATTGCATCAGACGTTGCACCTAAATCTATTAAAGATGTACCTACGTCTAATGAAGTAGCGTCAGAAGTGCTAAAAGAGTCATTAGCGGCTTTATTGAGTCCTGTCGCAGCAGAATCAGTAACATTTGGATTATCGCCTAAAGATTTGCTAATGCTTTTAGATTCACTGTCAGACAAACCTAAAGCATCAAAGAAAAACCTAAAGATAAGAAAGTGACCAAAATCAAGTTTTGTAACAATCTTTTTAAAATCTACATTAGCAATAGCTTTGTTAAAGTTTACATTAGCAATAGCTTTTTTAAATGCAACAACAGCTTTAAGCATTAAAAATCATCCCTGACATAAAACTCTAATATTTCATAAAGCGTCTCAACAACACCGCTTGCGTATGTCACCTCGATCTCGCCCTCGTAGGAACCAGCATCAACATTTAGCTGCGTACCAGAAAAAGAAAAAATTGCTATGCCATCTTTGAAATTGTCGCCAACATCAGCACCAAGCAGTGTAAATAAAACGGTTGTTGTATCTTTTTTTCTAAACTTTAGCTTGCACGTTCCGTTTTCAAAATCAACAACAGAGCCATCATCTTCTCTTGTTATTGTTGCTTTAATTTGAGGTGCAGTGTCATTCTTTACAAGGGTGTAAATTTCGCTCATTTTATGCTCCAAGCATTAATTCGGTTAATCTATAAGGGGTCAACAAAAGCATATTTTTCCCACTCTGTATTTGTTGTTTGCACTTCCAAATAAAAACAATCAACGCTAGAGTCTGCCTCTTTTGATTTTTGTAATGCATGAATTGAAATGTCAGCATTTACTGCACCTTGAACTGTTTCGTGCAAAACATCTGTGCCGTCTGTTTTTGTATAACCAACTTTGATCACGATATGTTCTCCAGTGTTCCTAACATCCTGTAAGCGGTGTAATTTACGCTAGATTGTGCATTTGAAACGTGCGCCCTCACCCTGTAATCGGTAAGCGTTGTTGTTTGCCCATAACTCATTTTAAACGGTAGCCATAAGGACGCTCTGCCAACTCCTGATGATGGGTCGGGGGGAGTAGGAATAAAGATTGTTTCAGTAGTTGATGGTGTTACCCAAGTCCCTGCGGAGGTAAACTTTGAGTCACTAAAATACAACGTATTCCCAGTGCTGAATAAATCCGTATAAGCGGAACATTGTATAAATGTTTTATTACTGCCTGAGTCATAATACACAGCTTGAATGTAAGCAGGTTCATTACTACCAGATGCATCCACACTGGCGGCAACTCCTCCGCTTATATCTACTTTATCCAACACATTGCCCGAAATACTCAACAACTGATTATAAGCAATAGATTCACTTTCCACGGTTACTGTTCCTACACTTACAGCATTTACCCCTTTGCTTTTTTTCTGCACTGTAAACACAATAGTGGCCTGAGCCGTTGGGGTTTGTGAGTTATTTTGTATATCAAACAGAACATTAATATCAATTTTCTGTCGTTTTAAAATGCCGCTGGTGGGGGCAGGAAGAGTAAACGAGCCAAGCGTTGCCGCTGAACTTGTGAGGGCAGTGTAATAATATTGACCAACTGGATAAACCTCAGTTACATCACCAGTAATCAATGCCGATGAGATAGACCCTGCGGTGATTGTTCCCATGTTTGCACTAATAGCCGCAAGGTTAGCAACAGTCATTTCATTCGCAGTAACAGCACCTGCCGCTATCTGAGAAGCTGTAATTGTGTTGGCCGCAATCTCGCTTGCAGTTACAGAGTTAGCCGCAATAGCATCAGCCGTTACAGCGTTAGCGGCAATCTCATTAGCGGTCACAGCATCAGCCGCGATTTCACTTGCAGTTATAGCATTGGCCGCAATTTCATTTGCAGTTACAGCGTTGGCTTGTATTGCATTAGCAGTAACAGCATCAGCCGCAATTTCGTTAGCTGTAATGGCATTAGCGGCAATAGCATCAGAAGTAATAGCATTGGCGGCTATTTCATTTGCACCTATAGCATCAGCGGCTATTTGAGAAGCGGTAACAGTATTGGCGGCTATTTCTGCGGCTGTAATAGTGTTTGCGGCTATTGCATCTGCTGTTACTGCGTCTGCGGCAATCTCATTTGCAGTTATAGCGTCTGCGGCTATTTGACTTGCTGTAATAGTATTTGCGGCAATCTCACTTGCTGTAACCGAACCTGCGGCTATTTGAGAAGCAGTAACGGAATTAGCGGCCAATTCACTAGCAGTAATGGTTCCTGCAACAATAGATGAGGCAGTAACGCTGTTAGCCGCAATAGAATCACCATTCACCGCATCAGTAGCAATCAACGCATTAGTCACTGCATCGTCAGCTATTTTGGCTGTGGTAACTGCGTCCGCACCTATTTGTGCCGCTGTGACCGCATTGTCTGCTATCTTGGCACTAGTAACTGCATCAACGCCCAGTTCTGTAGAAGTAATCGCACCTGCGGCAATAACAGCACTGGTTACAGCATTATTTGCAATATTAACTGTTGTAACAGCATCAGCCGCAATAGCTGCTGTCAAAACTGCATTGTCGGCAATCTTTGCACTGGTTACAGCATCAACGCCCAACATTGTTGTAACAATAGCTCCTGCGGCTATAACGTCACCCTGAATAGCATCAACGGCAATTTGAGCGTTAGTAATTGCATCGTTAGCAATGTTTGCTGTTTGAACGGTTCCAACTTGAAGATTGCCACCACTATACTCAACAGTAGTCCCATCGACATTGGTTAAGGTCAGCGCGCCTGTAATCGTTGCGCTTGTTGCAGTTAAAGCACCTGCTCTGTTTACTCTAAAAGGTGCAGAAGCAAACGTATTATGACCAAGATGAATACCGTTAGCAGTGCTTAAAGAAACTCTTGTTGCGTTAGCCCCTGCAATTAATGAATCAGACCCAACTGTAAAGCCGCCTATGACTCCAGTACTAGCAGTAATCTCTCCGCGAATCGTTGCTTCTTCAAATTCAACCGCACCGCTTTTTTGTATTTTCCAACCTGCACTACCAGAAACATAGTTTGTCGATTGTAAACTTGCCGCAACCTTAGCAATTGTTACCGCATCGTTATCTATCTGGTCTGTCTCTACAGCAAGGTCAGCAATTTGATCTGTATCAACAGCACCATTAGCAATGCCGCCAGAGGGGACTTGCGTTGTTGTCGCGTTAACAATAGAACTGTATACAGGGTTGCCAGAACCATCTTTTGTTGCATTGCCGCTATAATCAACAGACCTTAGCTTATAGTATCGGGTTACTCCAACCGCTAGATTAGTATCAGTAAAGTTAGTTCCTGCACTTTTCCCGATTACGGCATAAGTACCACTAGAGGAAGTTGAGCGATAAACGTCAACGTGACTAAAATCAGCAACAGTAGGATTAGTCCAATTAATAGTTATTTGTTCAAATTCACCACTTGCAGAAACAGATGAGGGAGCAGATGGGGCGGTAGTGTCAGTAGCCGCAGTAGGCGTTGCATCTCTTGTTAGACTTTGAACACCTAAACCATTAACAGCTTTTACGCGAACATTGTAGGACGCACCATCTTGCAAATTAGTTATTTGCAGCGGAGATGTTCTTGTTGCTTGAGAAAGGTAATCACCTGACCCTGTTCTCCACTCAACTATGTAATGATCTACAAACGCATCAACAGAGGCAGGCCAAGTAACGCTAAAATAAGGTCTGAATGTACCATCTTCACCCATATAGCTATCAGGGGCAACGGCAATACTTGCAGGTCTTTCGGTAAAACTGCCGTCATATAAAGCAACTTCACCTCCACCTAGAAAAACCTCTTCATCAGTAGAACTCCAATTCCATACAGAGGATGCAGTTTCTATCGCTTGCACATTAATAATTATTTCACCAGAACTATCAAAACTTGTTGAATAGCCAGTAACCTCAAATACTTTTTGGCTATACCCAAGTCGAGCATTGGTAATGTTAATATTATCGCCTACGTTAAATCTTAAAGCAGACAGGTTACAAGCCATCGTAATAGCTTCTTGCTGCCTGGATCGCAATAAAGCAAGCCGCGCAAGTCTTTGAGCGCGTATATTATTTACTGTTAGAGGCAGTGGCATATCAAGATAAATCTGTTCGTCATCTTCTGCTAAAAATAATGAGGCTGTACCTGAACCTGATCCTGCTCCTGTTGCCTTAAAATTTAAACCAACGGTATTTGCTGACGCACCAATTGCTGTAAAGTCTGTTGTTCCAATAGTTAATATTTTATAGCGATCACCCGTAACAAAAGACCCTGCTGTAGTTTTTGATAATTGTGCAGGGTAATCAGCTAAAACGTAATTATCTTCTTCAGATAAAAACACGCCTTTTACTGCATTGTATCCGTTGCGTCTTGACTGTTTAGTTTGTACTTTAATTTCGCCAAGTATTTGTGATTCATCAATAGTTACCGTTGGCGCAACGTATTTACCTGCATGAATCTCAAATTTGCCACTAGCATAAATTAAACGCCCAGCCATCGAACCAACCATTAATTCAATGTTTGATTTTAACGAATCGCCAGTATCAATAACTCCATCTATTGTATAACGTGGCTGAGTCCCACCTGCGGCTAAAGCGACAGTCTCATTACATACGCCTATTGCAGTATTGATAGAAGCAATATTAGCTGTTGACTCGCCTAAACCATATTTAGTGTCAGTTAAATAATCTCTTAAACACAATGCAGGGTTCTGCGACCAAACAAGAGAGGAGTTAATAGGATTCCAAACCTTTTTACCGCGTACCACAGTAGAGATATTTGGCAAGCCTTGGGCAAATTTTTCTTGGTCATAAGTTAGCTTGACCACCATGTAAGCGGTATCGAGTAGTATATGATTAGATGTCCATTTTGTAGATGCGTTATCTAAGCCTGAATCTGCTGTTGTTTGTGATCCATCGTAAAAGCTGATTGATACATAGGAACCCCAATCACTAACATATGAGCCACCATCCCAAATCTTTTGATCGTTAAACCAGACCTGTTCATAAGCATCTATTTCATGCCCTGCAATCGCAGTGACTAACCAAAGGTATTTATTATCAGTGCCAGTGGATTCAAGGTAGACAACATTGCCGCCCACGCGCGCACGACCATAGATAATCTTGCGAGAGGATGCTGCATCTCTGGTCATCACAGATCGGCCACCCATTTGAGCGCCTAAATCTAGCTTTGGCGTTAAAGCGCGCGTGATCATCGACATACCAGCAACAATGCCAAAAGCTAACCAACTAAACGCTCCTGTAACTATAGCCGTTGATGCGCCAGCAATTATCCCTGCAATTAACGATACTGCCATAGTTAACCCTTAAAGCATTTAGAGTAAATGCGCTCTATTAAATTAAATCCCATGCCAAGCATTAAGCTATCAAATGGAATATGAACTTTGGTGTTAATGTTTAAAAGAGAGATGCCATTTTCACGGCAGTGATCTTCTGCATATTTAATTAATTTGTAACCCGTTGCCCCTGCCCTAGAATCAGGCAATACGAAAACAACATCATTATTTGCAAAGACATGATCTTTGTAATGGAGGCTTTGTGATACAACCAGTACACAATAGCCAACTAACTCGCCTTGATCTCTGGCAGTGAATATTCTTAGTATCCCTGCTGCATCTAATTCTGCGTACTTCTCCCAATCAGGATTTAATTTAATTGTTCCTTGATTAAGAGCAACTAATTCCCAGTGTTTTTCTAGCAGAGGTTTAATATCTTCTTTTACGTTAGCTAGGCATTCGTGAGCAATGATCAAGCTGTATTCCACCAACCATTATTTCCTCCACCGCCATTAACGCCAGAGCCTCCTGAACTACCACCTGCTGCGCCTGTTGCTCTTCCCCAGATAATTTCTTTCTCTACAATGGCAGTTACAAACTCAAAGCCTTTGTCTGTAGGGTGATCAATCTTTTGATCTTCTGCTGTATAGCGTCTAATTTTTGATCGCTCAAAGGCAATAAGTTTATTCTCTACAGATACCGAAATAGTCGAGGAATCTCCTCCCTCGGTAATTGTCATAATATCCATAAATCCAGAAAACATGACTGTTGGATCAGCTATCAGCGAACCTGAACTATCAAAAGCACCTAATGCAACAGTAAGCGGTCTGCCTTGGTACTGATGATCTTTAGCAATTACTAAAAATTCAGATTTAAGCCCTGTAATTGAAACGCTAATGCCAGCCGCAGAAAGGTCTGAACTTTCTGCAATCTCACCAATTGATAAAAGATCGCCAACACCAGTGTAGGTATTGCCACCATAAACAAGATCACCAACACCTGACCACACATTTAAATAACTAGGAGAATCATTTGAATCAAATTGCATTCTGACAAAGTAAGCTGGTCGAACAACATCAGCAGTTGTTACACTAACCATTCCGCTCGTTAAATCACGACTCATAACGCTTCCTCACAGGCAAAAGTAAAGCCATACAAAGATGTAGAATTGATTGACCAACCAACATCATTTGAGGCCATTCGCCAAAGGCTTTTTGGCAAATTAAAAATAAGAGACTGACCGTTTGCGATAGCAAGTCTTAATGGGGGTTGAAATGATAAAGTGCCAGCGCCAGCAGATTTGTCAGCGGTAACCATGTACAAATAACTACCATGCTGAAAGTAAGTCCCAGCACTAACCGCTGATGCGGCTGATGTCGTTGTTAAAGATTCTGCTCTTATAGCAGTCGTACCTGATGTTGTTGCACTGGCTGTGCTGGTGTGTAGAGGATTACCAAAGGTAAAGGTGTTTTCGCGGCCTTTAAGTCCAACAATAAAGGCTTCTACCGATCTTGCTTGTTCATGGCTTAGTGGAGGAAGAGATACTTCTGCTTCCCATCGCGCGCCCTGATGAGCAAACACTTGAGTATCTAAAGTAAAGGGTGATTCTGAAACTGCAACGACTCGCTTTAAGCGCATAGTCATATTCTGCACAGCTACAGAAGGAAAAGATAAGGTTGTCATTGATTATGCTCCAGACATTGCTTTAGAGAAGTTACCACCACGCAATCGAGCATCAGCTACTGCACCTTTAGCCGCTTGAGCAATCTGAGGCATCAACGTTACAATTTCGGCTCGGACAGTGCTTTGTATGCCTGTAGTGACGTTAATAGTTTGATTAACAGTAACAGCAGAGCCAGAATTACCGCCAACAGCATTTTTAAGGTTTTCATTGGTAGCAATACGGCCTGACGTACCCATTGTCAGAAGTTCTGGGCCACGCTCACCGACAAGATAAGATTCACCACCTCTAACCTGACCGCCTAATGCTCGACCTCCAGCAATAGCTGTACCAGCAACTATGCCAGCAGAGGCATAACCCATTATTCTAATTCCCTCACGGGACGCAAGCCAAGCAATAGGCCCTGCTCCAGCAGAATAGACGGAAGCTAATGCCGCAGCGCGCTCTGTAGCAACAATAATTTCTGCAATTGCAATTGCTTTAGAAACTGCGAACAACGCTTTTTGTGCGGCTGTTCCTTCTTCTGCAATTCCTTCAAGGCCACTAGCAACATTCTGCGCGTTTTGTAATCCTCGATCTTCAATCTGCGCTTTTGCATCAGCTATAGCTTGCTTATCTGCTAATGCTTTTTTATCTATTTCAGACAAAGCATTAGCTGTTTCTCTCGCTTGACCTTTTAATGCATCATCGTGTGCTTGCTGAGTAATTAATTCGTTTGCTAAATCATCAGCTAATTGAATTCTTTCTGCCTCATGCTGTAAAGCAAGCAGAGTAATTTTATCTAATCCGCGTTGAGCCGCTTTTGCTGCTCTCTTTTGTGCATCTTCTTCAGCTTTTTCAGCATCTGCATCTTTTTTTGCATTAGCTTTTGTAAAAAAGTCAGTTAATTTATCTTCGTTATCGGCAATCTTTTTATCAAGCGCAATAGCTTCTTTTTTTAGTCGTATTTGTCTTTCTAGTTCAGCATTTGCTTCCTGCTGTTCTTTTGTACCACCTTTTACAGATGCTTTGTACGCATCTAAAGCTGGGCCAGTTAAAGTTAAAAGATTTAATTGATGCTGTAAATTTGCGTTATATTTTTTTTGTTGTTCTTTAGCTTTTTCAATAGCCTTATTTGATTCTTTTATGTTTTCTAGCCTTTGCTTTTCTTTCTCTATAGCAGCAGCAGTGGCTATAATTGCCTTGATCTGTTCATCCGTTGCACCAGCCATTTTTGCCTTATAAGCAACAAGCTGCACATTTGTCATACCTAAAGTAATTAATTCTTTATCTAAATTACCAATTAAATCTTCAGTGTCATCTGTTAAATCGTCAACCGATTCCCTTAATGTTGTATTGTTTTGGGTTAAAGCTAAAATTTCAGCTTTTAATTTAAATGCTGCTTCGCCAGCAGATTTAGAATGATCAGTAAAATTACCAAATGACTCGACTGTATTTTGAACAGGATTTGTTAATTTATCGTATTCTTCTTGTAATTTTTTAATTAAAATCGTGTTTTCAACAATTTCTTTATTGACTAAAGCGCGAGTAAAGTCACGTAATTCGCCAGTAAGATTATCAAAGTCTCCTGTCAAAGCATCCATTTCTTTATCAAGGCGCTTGACGGCATCTCCCGTCATCATTAAGCCATTGTATACAGCGCCAGCAGCAATAGAACCAAAGGCTATCAAAGCACCAGCTACAGCACCACCAGAACCAAAAATAGAAGCAATTTGCGGCCCCTGTTGGCCCATAATCATAAACGCGCTTGTTCCCATTTGCGCTTGTACTGCAACGTCTTGTAACTGCCAAGAAAGCTGTTGTGTAGAGCCTCGCATAGCCCTAAATGCACCACCTGTTTGCCCTGCTGACTGAGCAGCAAATCTAGCGGCATCAGCTTGCTTTTTCATAGCTTCAGCGTTTTTCATCGCTGCTTGTGCTGCTTTTAACTGAGCGTCCGTTGCGCCTTTTGCTTTTAAATCCAGTAATTTGATTTCATTTGCCGACTTGCCAGCATTTCTAGCTTGCCGATCAAATTGTTTAGTCAGTTTTTTAACAGATTGATCTAACGTTTCAGTTGTTTTTTCTGTTTTTGTGCCAGCTTTGTTTAATAACTCTAAATCACCCGTAGCCGTTCTTACTCCATCACTATCAACGCTGATAACTAACTTAGAAACATCAACCATAACTATTAATCTCTTGAGAGTGTAAAGCGTCTAAATGACAGATAGCGTCGATCTCAAACACACTAAGATCGCCATAAATCTGCATATAGGCGTTAATTTGGGGGTAGGTAATACAATCTGGCGCAGAATTTTTAAGATCAACAAAAATAGCCCATAAATAGCTTAATTTTGGGTCTAACTTGGGCGCATCTTCTAATTCTTTAGGTTTTTTACCAATAGACTTGGCAACTTGATTAAGATTATCAATACGACTGACTTTAGAGCCTTTGTCAAAGCCTCGTGACCAAAATTGCCACTTAGCATATTGACCAAGCTCCTCAATCAGCCCTTGATAAAATTTTTGCGGTCAGCAACAAAAGAATCCATTTGCGCTGTGACACTTGGCGCATTTGTGTATAACTCTTTTGCTTTTTCCGCACTAAAAGGCACATCATTCTTACCATCACTTAAACCACGCCAATCTTTTGTAATAGATACTAAAAGATCAATTTCTCCACCCTCTTCTTCGTTAAGCAAGGCTCTGTGATACTTCCGTACAGCCTTTCTGTACGTTTTTGAGTCTATGCCCTGTAGGGTTATGTAAAAATCAGTTTCAGCACCGTCTAAAGGGCTTTTAATGCGTATTTCAGCCCCTTCTTCGTGTGCGTCTGCGGTAAATAGTTGGTTAATGTCCATTTTAATCCTCGATCTATGAAATTACGCTGGTACGCGAGTAATTTTGATTTGTGATGCATCGCTAGAGTTATAGAGAGCAACAAAATCTAAAGTTACTGTAATTGCTCCAGGGCCGCTAACTTCAGGGTTGCCAGAGTTATACTTTACTTTAGGTAACAGCACGATGTAGTCATTGCCAGCCGCATCAGTTAACGTAAACTCTATTGAGGATGTAGTTTCAGCAACAAACTTGTCTAGCAAAGTTGTATTTTCAAAATAAGCAGTAACAGAACCTGTAACGCTTGATTTACCAATAGACGGTAAAAGCGTGTCAGCAGAGCCAACAACATAGAGTGCTTCCATGCCGTTATCAATGTTTAATTCAAGTGCAGTAATAATTGCGATTGCTGAACCACCTTCTTTAATTGAACCTGAAAAAGAGTCAAAAGGTGCAGTTGTCGATTCAGCACTGTAACTAGAACTACCTAATGCAGAGCCTGATGTTGTAAAACCAGAGCCAATAATGCCAAATGAGCCAGTAACCATTGAATTTGGCGCAATAGATAGTGACATTGTGTTGAATTGACACCCTGTAGAGCGCAAATACTTACCAATATCTTGATGGTGACGCTCAACAGTGTAGCTTCTGCGTGTTGTGCCAGCTTTTAGGACGTTTGTAGCCCAAGCACCGCACAAAGTAGCTTCTAAAAGTGCATCTAAACCGCCATAAGACAGTTCAAAGTTAATATCACCCGTTACAGACTTGTTTCCATGTCTAAAATGGGCAACCTGTCGATCTTCACGCAATTCTTCTGACTCAACTGCATCTTTTGACAGACCTAAAGTTGTTCCAGTGTGACGAATTGGTGTAAATCCTGGGGATGATGGAGTTGTTCCAAATGTTGCTTCAACAACATAGGATAGATTGTGGCGTGAGCCAGTAGCGATAGTCATATTTTACCTCGGAGTTACATGAGCCATATAGTTAATAGAGAGTGAAATAATGAAACGATCTTCGTCCCGTATTCCTGTGTTTCTTGATACATTGCCAAGCCGTATGGTTTTTCCATTGCTAGACAAATCTGTACCACGTTTAAAATGGTCGGCTATTGCATCGGCTTTTGTTTCTGCTTCGCCACGCCCTTTACCACTAGGCGCAAATATATCTATTTGGTAGATTCCTATATATTCGTCGATTCCGCTTGTTCCTAGTGCCGCTTGAGTCGTTAAAGCTGGCAAAATAGTAGGACGCAAATAAAGCGTATCTTTTACAGGAGTAAATACTGTGTTTTCCCATGCAATAGGCGATGACCCTGCAAGGGTGTTTAATCTTGAATCTAGCGCGGAACTTATGTCTGCAAATATTGTACTCATGCCGCAACCTTCGCTAATGCTTTAGCTAATTTATTCTGAAATTTACTGACGCTCACTCGAACCATTCCTTCAGGCTTTTGAGCGTGTGACCACCCTAAATATTCAATTCTTTCGCCATACGGCAGATTGTTAGTAAGAAATATTGGCTGATCTGCTTGTGCAGTTTGGACAACTGATTCCATTGCTGAAATAGTCGCTGTATCTGCGGTAATTGTCGTTAATTTGCCTGACGCTGGTGTATCTAATGTACATTGCCAGTTACTTTGTAAACTACCAGCAACATAATCTGCTGGGGGTGGGTTTTTCCACAAAGACGGATCACCAACAGGAGTTTCCCTTATAATTTCTGAAAACAAGTCAATTGCTGATTCTTTTACAACAGTAGACACTTTTTTGTTTGTTTTTTGAGCAAACTCTTTAAGATCGACACTGAATGTCATAAAAAATGTCCGTTCCAGAGGGGGATTCTGTTGCAACGCTCATAACCCGATATGTAACCGAGTCAAACGTTAAAGAGTCGTTAATAATTGGCGCAGTAACGCCAGATTGAACCAATAGACGAATATCATCGTCTTTGATGTTATCTCCAGCCTTTTCAAACGCATTAAATTGCGTTCTAACAGCTTTAACGCTAAAACTTTCAGTTAGACCTGTAAAATAATGACCAGTAGCAGGGTTAAACCTACGACCTGAATCTCTCGTAATAGTCGCAGATGTACCAAATTTAGTAATTAACTGCGTAGCTGTTTTTTTTAACGAGTCGTAATCAAACACGCTTCACCATCTTCGATCTATGAGTTAATTTCGCTAATTTAGTATCGACAGCCTTTAAAAAGGTAACGGCTCTAGCTTGTTGGGCATATTCAACCTCTAAGCTGCCAACTTTTTCTTTTACTGTCTCTCTTGCTTGATTATCAAGTGGATCAACGCCAGCACCTACGGCAATAGCGGTTTCCATTTGAGCATCTTTTAATAATTGGGGGATTTCGTTATTTTCAATGTAAT